GTGATAATAGGTCAAGAGGTACATCATGGAGCGAAACGCCTGCGAATAAAGTAGATATAAACAAAATGTATGCTCTGTATGTTAAATTTAATAAATTACAAACAGCTAAAATACCAACAGTAAGTTTATCTGAATTTAAAAAACGACTAAAAGAAAAAGGTGCTTCTTTTCAATTTTCAAAGAATATGTGTTTGATGTTCTTAAACTCTTTTTTAGAATCTACTCCGATCATTAAAAATAAAATATCTACTGAAATAGTAAGATATGCAGCTTCTAATACAGAAATCTCTAGTTTTTACATCAAAGTAAATTAACAAATTGCTTGACTATTATAAATAATAATATATAATATAAATGGAAAGAGTGTTAAATGCAGAAATTTCAAGATTACCTCGTAGAGGACAAAAATACACATCTTGAACATCTGGAAGACGAGATAATTAATAATGGAACTAAAGGTGCTAAAACCGCAATTGAATTTCTAAAGTCTATCAAAAAGATGTTACAAGGCAAAAAGGGGTCTACCGTATCCGTCAAATGGGATGGTGCACCTGCTGTATTCTGTGGTATCAATCCAGAGAACGGAAAGTTCTTTGTTGCTACTAAATCTCTATTCAATAAAACACCTAAAATCAATTATACTAATTCAGATATATCTAGAAATCACGGTGGTGCGTTAGCAGATAAACTAAAAGAATGTTTAAAGCACTTACCTTCTCTAGGTATCAAAGGCATTTTACAAGGCGATTTACTCTTTACAAGTGGTGATAAAAAGACTGCCACAGTAGATGGTACAAAGTCAATCGTATTTACACCAAACACTATATCATATGCTGTACCTGTTGTTAAGACAGGATTGTTTGGTAGTTCTCTTTACAATAATATTGATAAAGCAAAAGTTGGTATTATATTTCATACATCATATTCAGGTAGTACAATCGCAGGATTAAAAGCAGCCTTTGGTGCAAGTGTAAGTTCATTAAAGAAAAATAAAAATGTATTCTTTGATGACGCTAATTACAAACAAGCTGGTGTTGCATTTGATGACGCTGAAGAAAAGGCATTTGATAATATAATCAGAATGGCAGAGGGTTCTGCTTACAAAGCAGGTAAGTTTATTGACTTACTCAAAAAAGATCAAGGACCATTATCTCTAGGCATTCAACTAAAAACATTTTTCAATACTTACATAAGACAAGGCACAGCAATTACAAATACATCTAAGTTAGCAAATAATTTTGAAGTATATTTTAGAGGTAGAATTAAAAAAGAAATAGATAGTAAGAAAACACCAGCAGCAAAACAAAAGTATGAAGAAATACTAAACGCTGGTATCAAAATATTAAGACCAAACAAAGATGGTCTCTACTTTGCTATTGCAACATATATAACATTTCAATCAGCGAAAGCTGTATTATTAAGAAAATTAAATCAGATACAAAGTATCGGTTCATTTTTAAGAACTAAAGATGGATACAAAGTTACAAATCCTGAAGGATATGTAGCAATCAAAGGATCTGGTGCTGTTAAACTTGTTGATAGATTAGAGTTCAGTAGAGCAAACTTTAACATGGCAAAAGATTGGGTAAAAGGATGATAGATTCATTTAGAACATTTATTACAGCCGCACAAAAAACAAAGAAGTGTCCAGAGGGATATAGATTTGATAAAAGATTACAAGTTTGTGTGCCTATTGGAGTAAGTAGATATTATCCTTACTATGGTGCAAGAAGTAACGGAGATCAACAAACTGATACATCTAACGACAACAATCAGAACGGTAATGGATCTAATGGTAATAATCAAAATGGTAATGGTCAAAGTGGTGGTAATGGTAGTAATAATACAGGCAACGGAAATGGTGGTAACGGATCATGAAAAGTTTTAATCAATTTAAAGAATCAATCATTGATATACCTAGACGCACATATGCGCCTGGTGTTTTTGATGATGAAGATACAGACAATCCTAAAATAAAAGATAGTGTTTTAAGAATGATTACAAAACAGTTTCAAGAATTTGAGACTGAATATCCTATACTTAAATATTCTCTAATAGGTTCTATACTTACAAAAAGATATCGTAATGACGCTGATTTAGATATTAATGTTTTGTTTGATGTGCCAGAAGAAAAAAGAGAAGAAGAAAGATTACGACTATCTAAAAAATATCTATCATCTAAAAATCCTGATAACATACAAGGTAAACTAATACCAGGCACAAGACATCCTGTCAATTATTATTTTATTACAGATGAAGAAACTTATGACGATCAAAATAAAAAAGCAGACGCTGTATTTGATATCAAAGGTCAGTCATTCGTAAAACGACCAGAAGATTTTGAGTTCAATCCTAACTTATATATGAGAGACTTTCAAAGACAAGTTGACAAGATTGATATACTTAAAGGTGAATTGAAAAGAGATATTATAGATTATGATGAATTGACAGAATTAAAACCTGGTGAGATAAAAGATTTAGAAAAAAGAACAAGCAACAAACTTGGTGAGATAGAAAAAAGCATACAAGACCTAACAAACATAGGTGATAAAATTGATACTGAAAGAAGAGCTGCATTTGACACAGATATGACACCAGATGAAATCAAAACTTACAGTATTAAGAACAGATTACCTGCAAATGTAATCTATAAAATGTTAGAAAAGTATCACTATCTTAAACTATTGAAAAAATGTAAAAAGATTTTAGACGATGGTGAAGTTACAGATGATGAAATAGATTCGTTAAAATATGTTGATGACGCCCAAAGCGAAGCGAGGGCGGTTGGTGAGGCATTAAACAAAGACAGCACCTTGGTATTCGCCTTTGGAAGGTTCAACCCTCCTACCATAGGCCACGCTAAACTTATGAGTAAGGTGATAACTGAAGCACGAGGCAATCGGGCAAATCATGTTGTCTATGCTAGTGCCTCTACCGACAGTAGAAAAAATCCATTAGATGTAAATACAAAAGTTCGTTTTATGAAAAAGATGTTTCCACAAAATAACATCAAAGCTGCAGGCGGCAATCAAAGAACATTCATGGAGATATTAAAGTTCATGGATCGTATGTATGGTAATATTGTCATGATTGCAGGTAGTGATAGAGTTCGTGAGTTTCAAACACTTGCAGACAAATACAATGGTAGAGATTATAATTACAAGTCAATCAAACTAGTATCATCAGGAGAAAGAGATCCTGACGCTGAAGGTGTTACAGGTATGTCTGCTTCTAAGATGAGAGAAATGGCAAAGAGAAACGATTATAGAAGTTTTAAACAAGGTGTGCCTAACTTATCAGATTCAGATAGTAAACAATTATTTGACGCTGTTAAAAAAGGTATGGGTATCAAAGAAGGTATCGAGAGTTTTACTAACTTTTTAAATAATGATTTACGAGAAGAATATCATCAAGAAAAAATATTCAATGTCGGTGATATGGTAGAACATTTAGATGGCACAATGGGTATGATCGTAAGACGAGGCTCTAATTATGTGTCAATGGAAACTGATGATGGTCTTATTAAGAAGGCATGGTTGTATGATGTGCAATCACTAGAAGAAGGACCTAGAATACCTAGAAAGAAAGGTCAACCTGCAGGTTCAGATAAACACTCTGATTTATATACGGATGAAAATCCAAAAGGCACAATCAAAGGTTTAGGGTTTAAAGATGTAGAAACTGCAAAAGTGAGTGTAGCAAAAATCAAATCATCTGGTAAAACTCATGCACATAAGATACAGGCTGCGATTGCAATGGAACAAAGAGCAAGAGTTATGGGTAAAAAGGCAGAAGCCGCAGTATATCGTAAGTATATCAATCAAATGAAAGAGAAAACTAAGAGAATGAACAAAGAGGAAAGATTACTTGATGTTCTAGAAAAAGAGTTAAATGTAAAAGAATCTTACGAAATAGGCACAGATGAGTATGCTCAACACACAATGAAAATGACGCCAGGTCAACCTGTGCAGAATTTTAGAAAGATTACAGACAAAATTACCGATAAGGATCTTGAAAAATTTAAGAATGAAGATGAAACAATAGATAAATATAAGAAAAGATTTAAAGAAAACTGGAAAGTCGAACTAGACAAAGCAGTTGAAAGAATGAAGGAACAACTATAATGTATAGAAAAAGAATGAGAGAAGCCTTAGCAGAAGCAAGAGCATATAGAGATCCTCTTGAAGAAGCAAAACTGCCAAGACAACTAAAAGATAAGAACAAAGAAGCGATGGTTGCTAAAGGTGGAAAAACTATTGTTATAGATAAATCAGACTTACCAGTTTACATAGCAAAAGGTTGGCAACTTGCTGAAGAAACAATTAATGAAATGAATGCTGTTAATTATGCAAGAAAATTATCTTCTTATGCTGTTAAAAGAGGTGGTATTGATAAAACTTCTTTTATGAAAATTGCAAACAGTATGGCAAGTGCAAACAATGATACAGATATTAAAAGAATTGGCAAACAAGTTGATGATATGGATACAGAACCAAGAGATTTAGTTAAAGGTTCTATTGCAATACATATGGGACCAAAGACATTCGAAAAAATGTTTGGTGATCGTTTAACTGCAAGTGATATAAAACAGTATAGAAGAATGACACCAAGTGACCTGGCAGAAGAAACAATTACAGAATTTAAAAGAATGAGTGTCTTTATACCAGACCCATTTAAAAGAGCAGCTGCAATAAGAGATATATCAAGATTTGGTGGTGGAACAGGTTTTAAAATTGATGTAGGTAGTAAAACAATTAAAGTAGATGGTAAAGGTAAAGACTTAAATAAATTTGCTATAGATTTAAAAAACTTCTACGGTGCTCAAATAAAAGCAGAATCAGTAGAATTAGAAGAAACATTTACTAAAAAAGATTTCAAAGACAACGAAAGAGATAACGAACACGGATTAAATGCAAAAAAAGTTGTAGATATGTTTGGCACAGGAGCAGAAAAAATGAAGATTGACGCTATAAATGCAAGACACAATATGAGAGGTTCTATTTCTAGGGAAGATCAAAGAACAAGAGATGCTATAGTAAACAAATATTATTCGAGGTTAAAATAATACCATGAGTATAAAGTTTTCAGATTTAAAAGAATTTACAGTAGCTCAACTAAAGAAGTTACAAAAAGAATACGAACCTTTACGAGGTAAAACTATATCAATACCTAATGCAAATAAATTAAGTGCTATGATGGATAGACTATCAAAAATGCAACTTAAAGTATTAGCTGCAGCAGATATACCATTCGTAACAACTAGTGCTATATCTAAACTTGTCATGAAACATGGAATGAAATTTACAGATTTTACTGCTAAACAACTAAACATGAGTGAGGCAGATGAGTTACAAACTGAGGCTTGTTGGACTGGTTATAAACAAGTAGGATTAAAAAAGAAAGGCAATAAAATGGTACCTAATTGTGTGCCAGAAAGTGTGGTTAAAGAAATGTTTGGAGACATAATAAACGAAATAAATGATTTAAGAGGATCTTTTTCAAATGCTCAATTAGAGAGAATGAAACAAGAATGGAAAAATAAACCTGCTTCTGCTTTAACACAAGGCGTTAAGCAAATGATTATGAACATGGACTCACCAACGAGAGCTGCACTAGAAAACGCAAAAATTAATCACATATCAAAATTTGCTGGCTCTACATTTGAACAAAAAGAAAGTGTTGATCCATCTTGTAAGATTTGTGAAGGCGAAGCTTGTCAATGTGCTCAAGGCGAAGATTTAAACGAAGCAAAAAATCTGAATGATCTTAAAAGGATGTTAGATAAAACTACTCTATTAACACCTAAAGAAAAGAAAGATATTCAATCTTTAGAAAAGTCTATGGGTTCAAAGGGTTATCAGAAAGTATTAAAACAAATGTTTTCAGAAGATATACAAGAAGGTATGGTCAAAAGAGTAATGCAGACTATACATGATAAACTTTCAAAAGAAGGTGGCGCTGCTGGGTTTGATGATTTAGCAAAAGAAGTAAAAAAAGAATTTGGTATTACTATCACTAAAGACACTCTGAAAAATATGCCTGGTGTCAAACAACACAGAGATGGTGATTACATATTAGAAGCAGACTTATCAAAATCGCAAGTTAAAATGGTTCATAAGGCTGCAGACAAAATGTCAAAGAAAGACTTTGTACAAAGATATGGTAAAGACGGTGATAGTGTTAGATATGCAACAGCAACTAACATGGTCAAAAAGAAACTTGGTATTGCAGAAATGACTAAGGAAAAAATCAATAAGGGAGAAAATAAAATGCAAGAACAATCTTATAAAGACAAGTTCAACGCTACCATGAAAGACTTTGGGATTAAATCCCTTGGCGATCTGAAATCTGATGACGAGAAGAAAAAGTTTTTCAAAGCAGTTGACGCTAAACATGACGCAAAAGACGAAATGAAAAAAATGAATGCTATGAAAATGAAAGAAGATGAAGTAGCACCAGAACCTATGAAAAAATTAAATGTAGGCGATAAAAAAGAAATGAAAAAAATGAAAGAAGAAGCAGAACCATTAACAAGAGACACTATGTCTTTGGCTGATAAAGATCCAATCAATGCTATGAAAATGAATGCTATGAAAATGCCTATCAGATCCATGAAAATGAATGCTATGAAAGATATGGATAGCAAAGATGAAATGATGAAAAAAGAGATGATGAAAAAAGAAATGATGAAGAAGATGGAAATGATGAAGGCTGAAACAGATCCAGAAAAGATGGAGATGATGAAGAAAGAAATCATGACAAACATGAAGAACATGGATTCTATGGACAAAGAAGAAATGATGAAGAAAATGGAAATGGCCATGAAAGAATATGGCACCATGATGGCGATGAAAATGAAAGAAGGATTTGCTTCTGACGCTCAAAGAAGGGCTGCGTTTGCAAGTGGTTACAAAGAAAAAGGCAAAGACAAAAAAGAGATGATGTCAAAAATGAATGCCATGAAAAAGATGAATTCCATGAAGAAAATGAATGCTAACGTAAACATTGACAAAGATGAAATGAAAAAGATGAATGCTATGAAGATGAAAGAAGCTTTAGGGCAAGAACCTATGAAGAAAATGGATTCTAAAGGCACAGAGGGTGGCGCTAAAACAGACGCTGATATGTCAAAAGTAAAAGACAAACAAAAACCTTTGATGGCGATGATGAAAAAAGAAAAGTATTTACCACTTAAAGCAGGTAGTATTCAGGCAGTAGTTGCTGAAATGCAAATGAAAGAACAAGAACTAGTTGAAGTAAAAGGTAATGAACTTGAAAAAATGATACAAGACTATTTAAGAAAAGGCGGAACAATTAAAAAACTTCCACCTGCATTAGCAAAAGGCATGAAACCATCTGAAATGAAACCACATGAGATTGGTAAAATGGGTATAATCAAGTCTATGAAAATGAAAGAAGTAAGAGAGTTTGTTGACACTTATAATAAACACTTCTTATTAAACTACAAAGCAGAAGAACTTATTAATGAAGTACAATAAAACATTCGCTGAAGCTCTTAGACAAGTTAGAGAAGATGGACATACTGATGTAGCATCAGCTATTAGATCGTGTAAAACGACAATAGAAGACGCTGGTCAAATGCTATCTAAACTACAAGGTATGAATCCTGAAGGTGATTTACCAAGTTGGTGGATGAAAAAGATTGCTGTTGCTTCTGATAGTATGAATAAACTAAGAGATTATCTTTTAGTGCCTTCAACAAATGAACAAAAAGAAGAACCTAAAGCAGAACCTAAAGAAGATAAATCTGCAGGTGAAATACAAACTCTTAAAAATAAGATTCAACAATTAGAACTTGAACTTAAAATAGAAAAAGATAAAACTGTTAAACCTGAACCTAATCCTGATACAGGTGAAGTGCCATTAAGAACTGGACTTGCACAAGCACTCTTAGATAAAAAAGATAAGAATAAACCAGAACTGAAGTCAACAGACAAAAAGAAATTAAAAATGAGTTTAGGTAAATCTAAAGTAGATGTAAATCCTGATGTAGAATTAGGTATATACTCTGGTGGTCAAAAAACACCTAACGGAAATCTACATTAAAGGATAGATCTCCATGAGAGATTACAAAGAATTTTACAGAGAAGCGAAAGGCGATATGCCTCGTATCTATGTTGATATGGATGGAGTGTTATGTGATTTTGTCTTAGCTGCAAAAAGAGCTACAGGACAAGACTGGACAGGTTTACGATCTGGTCAAGATTGGGAATCCATAAGAAACACTAAGAATTTTTGGGCAAATATGCCTTGGACTAGAGATGGTAAACAACTCTGGTCTTATCTCAAACAGTATAATCCTCATATTCTATCAGCATTTAGTCCAGATGATCCGAACTGTAAACCAGGAAAGATGAGATGGTTAAGAAAAGAAGTAGGATATACGCAAAATTTTATGATAAACATTGTGAGGCGTAGAGAAAAGAAAGACTTTGCTATGAAAGGTAGTGATGTGGGTAAGAAACCTGCAATTTTAATTGATGACTATCCTAAAAATGTAACACAATTTAGGGCAGCTGGGGGTATAGGAATATTACATACGAGTACTTCATCTACTATAAATCGGTTGAAGAAGATTGGTTTTTGATAAATAGTAGCAGTTAATTAACAAAAGAAACTAACTTATTAATAAGGAGAGATAATATGCCTTTATGGGGAAATTCAGATGCCGTTGAAGCGAAACCTAAACACTTCACGGATGCTGAAAAATTAAATGTTTACGCAACTGAAAAAGGTTGGGTAAAGAAAATTACAGGAACTGGTGGACGTGCTGGTCGAATACAAGAAGAAGTTATTGTAGCGATTGGCGATTTAAATACCTCTCTAAACCTTGCAGACATTACAGCTATTGATTGGAACATTGATAGTTTTGATAAGTCTGATGGTGGAACACTAAGCGTAACAGTTACTTTCAACGAAGAAGTTGAAGTTGCTACCGACGGTGGTACACCACATCTTGCTGTTACAAATGGTAACCAAGGTTCAGGTTCAGGTCGTGGTCCACACAATCTATTATACGCAAGTGGTTCTGGCACAAACAGACTTACATTTGAACTTGCAATTGCAGCTGCTAATGCGGCAACAAATGCTTCAGATGTACTTTCAATCGCTGCTAACGCAGTCGCTTTGAATAGTGGAACTATCAATGAGAAAGCAACTGAAAAATTTGTTTTAGAAGAAGGAACAAATTCTGGAAGTGCTGACGAGTTCATAGAACTAGAGGGTGCTACTGCTGGTCGTATCATGCAAGAACAAAATACTGCTTCTACAATTACTAGTGCAACCGCTATCGGAACTGCTGCTGGTACAATTACTGTAGCTGCGTAATAAAAGTATTATAAATATTCGTATAGGGCATTAGTGCCCTATGCAATTGATCCCTTACGAGATAATATCAATGTATGGGCTAACATTCCCCGAATACATAAGGGGCTAAATAAATGGGAGAAATAAAATGGCTGATAAAAAAATCACCGCTTTAACTTCATTAGGAACTGCTACAGCAAGAGAAGATTTACTTCATGTTGTTGACGATCCTTCTGGAACACCGATTAACAAAAAAGTAACTATCGCTGAGATGGAAAATGCTCTAAGAGCACCTGTATCTTTAGCAGATACTGCTTCTATCACAGCAACTGCTGCTACTAACGCAGGAAGAACTAACGTATTTCCTGACACATCACAAAATACAACTGTAACACTACCAACACCAAGTGCTGGTCTGTCTTTCAGATTTATTTATGGTGGTGCAGCTGCAGACGCTACTGACCATATCATCAAAACTACTGGGAACACTTTGTTCTTCAAAGGTGCTTTAACACACCTAGATACTGACGGTAACACAAACGCTTCAGTATTTTCTGATGGTAACTCAAACAGCATACTAACATTAGCAACACCTCAATCATATGTTATAGACATTGTTGGATCTTCAGCAACTGTATATTTCATTTCAGGATTTGTTTCTGACGTTACTGCTCCAGCATTCTCTGACGCTTAATAATTAGAGAGTTGGTTACTTAAAACTTTTAGAGGGCCTTCGGGCCCTCTTACTTAATAGAATGGAGACGTTATGAGTATAACTAAAGAACAAATTGAATTGAGAAAGTCTAACTTAGAGAAAGACTTTCAAAATGTGAAACAACAAATTGAAGAAGGTCAAGTCAAGATTAATACTATGAGAAATAACTTGAATGCCTTGGCAGGTGCAATACAACAATGTGATGTATTCTTAAAAGAGATTGCAGACAAAGACGCACCAATGCCAGCAGAAAAACAACAAGCTCTTGATATTGCAACTTCATAGGAGAAAAGATTAATGGACAAACTAACACAGGAAGAATTAAACGGTCTATCGCCAAGAGCGAGAAAACAACACGAAGATTCTAATGAGGTTCTTGCTGAAATAACAACAGAAAATCCTAATAAAGATTTAGTTGTTGAGGAAGATAAACCTAAAAAGAAAAAGGAAAAACAAAATGAAGAGCTTTAAACAATTTAATGAAGCAGGATATACAGATAGATTTGCTCATCAATCAGTAGAAGATGATAATGTGGGTATCTTTGATGTTGCAAATCCTGATTCTTTGCAAAAAGTTAATGCTTATGTAGGTGCAATTGCTGAACAAGAATATTTACAACCAGGTGCTGCTATGCACCAACTAGCGATGAAACTAGGAACTATTGGTCTAAGTTACACTATACCTAAAATTGAAGGTAATAAAGGCAAATCAGTAGTAGAAGTTTCTCAGTTTGGTGGAAGATATGGCAAGACATCTGATAACACTACTTCAGGTGAAGGCGATATTGAAAACGGCGATGGTATTTCTCATAGAAAAGAAGGTGGTTTAAAACTGGAATTCAATTGGGAAAAACAATCAAATAACACTTACAAAGTATTTGCAAATTTAGTTTAATTAAACACATATATATTGATATGTGTAGATTGGTTTTATTATGAGTGATTTTAAGGAGTTAACGCCTGAGAATATTAATATGTTTGCTATCAAACATTATGATAATCCTCATTGTGTTGACGAACAAGAGTTCTTAGATGATATGAAACGATTTAAATATCTGAAAAGATTATTTAGAAAGTATGATACAACTAAAGAATTAAAATCAAGATTAATAATCAATCACATAATTATTCTTGCAAATGTATTTAATATTGACGCAGCCACTACTTTATTGTTTTTTAAAATAGATAGAAAACATTGGTCAATACTTAAAACAATTCTTGTGTTTCTACATTATATGCCAGAAAACGATATGACTGATATTAGAATAAATCAAAAAGTTATGAGTGAGTTAGGAAAAATATGAGTAGAGTTATAGACGCCTTAATTGCTTATAGAGTTGTAAAACTTTTAGTAACACCTTTCAATAAAACAGAAGCATTTAAATTAGGTATTATTGATGATAAAGGTAAGGTATTAATTAAATCAAAAGATTTTCTCAAAACATTTTCAAGTCAACAACTACCAAAAGCACGAAAAGCATATACTATGCTGATTCGTTTTGTATTCAATTTAAAAAGATTATTAAGTAAAGTGGGTATTCGTGGTCCACTAACAACAGCTGCAGCCGCGGCTATAGCATTTTTCAAAGAAGAAAACGGTCAAAATGATTATGTTGAGAGAGTAGTTTATAAACACCTGAAAGAAAATGGTTTTGAGTTTGAAGTAAATGAGAACTATGGTGACTTAATGAGACCCGGTACATATAGAGTTAAACGTAATATTACAGATTTAGAGGGTGATATAGTCATAAATATAGATGAAGAAGTTATATTTGAAGGCAAAACAGATACTATTATGGGATATGATGTTTTCAAGTATAAGAATGTATATTTAACTACGGAGGACTTATATGCCAACGCCTAATACAGCAGACGCTATGAAAAGACATAAAGCTGGTAAAGCAGGCTTTACAGATAAAGCACACTTGAAAGCAAAAGGTCTAATACCTAGAGCAGATGGTACGAAAAGAAAAAGTCCTAAATATGAAGATTTAGACGCACAACCACAAGATAGAGATGTTAAAAAAGTAAAAGGCACACAACCTAAAAAATACTACAAAACATTAGATAAAACTACAAAAAAGAAAAGAGCAGCTTTCTTTAAGAAAAAAGGAGGCACTTATAAAAAATCAGATGATAATGACGATTATAAAGCAGCACCCGGTGATGAGAAGGCAAAAACTAAACCATCTACTTTTACTAAGAAATTTAAAAAGATGTATGGCGAAGATGCCCCAGCAAATGCTACAGGCACAGCAGTTGCAGGAACAGGTGATGATTCATCTACTGTGGTTATGAAGAAAAAGAAAGATAAGGAAACAATGAAAGATAGACTATTAAAAAGATTTAAAATTAAAGAGACTATTGATAGAACAGTTCCTGATTTAGAAAGACCTAAAGATGAAATCAAAGAAAAAGTAAAACATCTAAAAGCAATGGCGATGAGCGAAGCAGATTTAGATGAGGCAATCAAAGGTCTACAAAATAAGGCAAAGAAAACTGGTATGCCTTATTCAATATTAAAACAAGTTTACAATCGAGGTATGGCTGCATGGAAAGGTGGACATAGACCTGGTGCAACGCAACAACAATGGGCGTTTGCAAGAGTAAATAGTTTTGTAACTAAATCATCTGGAACATGGGGCGGCGCTGATAAAGATTTAGCAAAAAAAGTTCGAGCTTCTAAGTAGTAAATGTCAAAGTTATACAAAGAATTTATCAAAGAATATGGTATGGGATATAATGCTTTATACATGAAACCCATGGCCGCACTTAATCCATTAAGAAAAAAAGAAAATGTAAAGAAAGTGAAAGAGAGATGGATAAAGGAACTGAAAAAGAAGAAATAAGAGTGAGAACTCTCTATATGCCAGCTGAGATGGCAGCATGGGGAGATGATTCAACAAAGGAGAACAATCAAATGGAATGGTTAAAAGGAAGAGTAAAAGAGATATCAACATGGTCAGGTGCTTCATTAATTGCACTTGGTCTCCTAATCGTATTAGGTGGTCCTTTCGTTAATATTTTAGCGTGGGCAGCTATCGTTTGGGGTATAATCTCTATTGTTAAAAAAGGTTAAATTATAAAGGACTAATATGGAAATATTAATAACTTTAGCTATGAAGTTCTGGCAATGGTCTATACTAATTGCATTAATTATCATAGGATTTATTGTCAATCTTTTCGATAAGAAAGTTGATAGTAGAGTTAATTTTAAATACTCAGATTATCCTATGATGAAACCTATAAAGATTGCAACAAAAGGCAAGGGTTTTTTCAAAATGATATTAATGTGGTTACTTGGTGTTAGACATTGGGAAATTGCAAAAGACTTTGAGTATGAATTAAATAATCAAAAATTTGTGATACCAGCTGGATTTAAATTCGATGGTGCAAGTATACCTAAATTCTTGCATATGTTTTTATCACCAGTTGGCGTATTACTAATAGGTGGTCTTGTACATGATTATGCTTACAAATATGAAACATTATTATGTAAAAATAAAAAAGATACTATTGGTGATATTACTCAAAAGAAAGCAGATCAAATCTTTAGAGATATTAATATAGAGATAAATGGTTTTTATTTAATGAACTATTTAGCATATTGGTCTTTAAGATTAGGTGGTTTCATGGCTTGGAACAAACACCGTAAGGTAAACGCAAAAATAAAATAATGTTACAATTAAGAATAGCGTTGATCGTAGTACTACTTGCAGGTGCAGGTGGTGGTTATTTGTATGTTAATAAACTACAAAAAGACAACGCTATTCTAAAAACAAACGCAATCAAATTAGAATCTGCCGTTGACGATCAAAAGGCAGTCATTGAACAACAAACAAAAGATTTAAAAAAAATTAGAAGTACAATAAAAGAAATAGAAGAAGTCAATGCTAAATTACAAGCA